GGGCGTTGTCCTGCATTTGGGATTGTTAAATTTAAACCTTTATTTACGGACCATTGGGGCTCTTCAGAGCTAGTTTAGGGCCCCGCTGCTGCGGTACCCCAATAGTCCTTTGGTTTCAGAGGTGTGTTCTCATTTGAAAACCTTGCGACCAATTGTCGCTGTCTCATTGGCCTTTCCGTAATAGGCGTTGTTGTTATTGGCCTCTATATTGCATTTCTCTTGAAGTTCAAGAAATAAATTCTTCATTTCTGAGATAGCAGAGTTAGCCTGGGATAGATCCTTCTCCAACATCATGATCCTCTTACTCTCATGTTTCATGGTTGGGTTGGGCAGGTTCGCGGCCACTACAGCAAATATTTGGGCGTTTGCTGGAAGGGAAGCCCCTGGAGTCCAAGAACCCCAGATACGATTTGAAGTGGTCTGGTTCTGGGCGTTTGCAGGATCTCCATACAAAGTGCAATTCGTGGAAATTGTTGCCCCGGTCTTGAAGTACACATAGGTCATGGCACCAACATCTCCTCGAGAAAAGTTGAAGACTGCTGCATAAACAGTGGACACTTGAAAGGTGGTTTCGCCTGATGCGAAGTTGATGGTAATTAGTCCAAGCGCACCATTGTCAACCAACTGCACGGCACCATTGGCAACAGGCGCAGTCAACAAAATAGGTCGGGTGAGGTTGGCTGGGAACATGGACGTTGCATCTGCAGAGATCAACCTTTCTTTTAGTTCGCATTTGTACCTGACATAAACAAGCCCCATGGTTGGGATGTTCATACCAGTCATATCGATTATTTTCAGTAAACCCTGAACCGTGAGTCGATCCTCATTGTTAACATCAGGCCAGATGTAATATTCACGTTTGTCTGTCTTCCTGGGGCGGATTGTGTGGGCATGTTCCATGAAGACCTGGGTTGGTTTGGCACCAGTGACTGAACTCAACGAGGTGGCCAAGGCAACCCCTGGTGGTGGTAAGACAGCCTCGGGGTCCTCAACGTGGGAGATGAGCATGGCACCATCAGTTGAGGTGGATTTCTGTGGGATGTAAATGAACTCTAGACTCTCAAAACTAAATTTGGTCCATAATTGACACTCAATAGCAAGTCGAGTGTTAGGGACTGATATAGGATTAAGAGGTAGACTAAATAATTCTCCGTATTGCCCCACATTGCCACCAATGGTGCCAACGAAATCACATCCTTCAATAACCATAACATCTGCGTTATCACGCTTAAGGAACTTATGGTTGAAGTGGATCTGAGGTACGCTAGAAACCCTACGAGATGGAATATCGACTGCGCCACGAGCAGGCATTGAAAAATTCTGCTTAGGTGGTTTCGCAGGTTTGCGTGTCTGGAGCTTGCGGGCCTGATTGGTTGCTGAGACGCGTCCATTCATGCGGTTGATTCTATGGATGTACTTGCGATGGTTGGCTTTACCCTTGGATTTCCCGGTTGGCAATAACTTCTTGGCGATCTGTTTCCCTTCTTGGATGAGTGCTGGTACTGCTGCTGTTGCAATTGTAGCTGCTAATTCGGCCATGAGTCGAAACCAAAGCTTGACGGTTATAGCGCCCCCTACAACACACGTTGGGTATTTTACATTCATCCCGGGCGCATTAATGGTGATTTTAAAGCTTAACAAAAGCTGGTTTCTCCGCTTTCGGGAAAAGCCCAGCAGCTTCAAATATGGCATGTAACAGAGAGGAGTTCTGAAAATCTATCTTCTTCTGAGGGTTCAAGATCGGTAGTTTCAGATTATCAGCCGTAGTGGCCCCAGCTGACCTCGCCAACGCGGCGAATTTCTTATCCCCAGTGACCAGTAAAGTGTGAGCCTGATCTTTAATGACATCTAGCAGAATGCTGTCGGCGCTATCAGGAATCACTGGTGCAGTCGTGATGAAGAATTCGCGGATGGTGGAAGGGCGATTCTGGAGGTATGTAGACCATGCCTGCACGGAACTGGCGTTCCCAGCAACATACAGCTGGCGGATGTGCATCTCAAGCAAGCCTGGGCATGGTGGGTGTATCTGATCTGCATCCACACACACAATTTCCCATCCACATTGAGCACACAATTCCTCACGAAGTGTTCCGTGGGGTCGATCTATGTGTGCAGGGGTGGGTTTGGCCTCCAACTTCTCGGTAGCACTTCGGTAGGCGGCCTGTTCAGCTGCTTTCTTATCCGGCGCTTGCCCTGTACCGATCACTATTCCATCCTTGTTGGTCAATATGCACTTATAATGGAAACTCATACCTTGGGTCTCAATTTCAGCTTTCAAGGTTGGGAACGGGGTTCCAGTCTTCTGGCAGAATTCGAGGAACTTCCCTTTCCAGTTGGTAGATGCTGCTGCGTTGCCATTAAGCATGTGCATGAAGGCGTTGACCCCCATTGACATGAAATGGGAGGCCATGTTAAAGCAGCTACTACCAAAAGTAAACCCTGTAATTGCTGAGTTGAACCATTGCCAGGTGTTCTGGACTTGCGCATTATAGCCGGTTATCATGGGACCAAAAGGGCTGATAATGGCTCGAGCGGCATTCAGTGCAGTGTTGCTTAGCAAGCTGATGGTGGATGTGACGATCGCTCTTGGGCTTAATCCACTAACAACGCCTTGGATCACGTTCATGGGGGTATAATAGATTAATATTGTGATTGGTTGTGCCACAACAAGAAGGAATAGGTAGAAGATGCTGGCCCAGGGTTCCTGTAAGCCACCTCTGGGTTGAGCTTGTGCACAAAGGTTAATGTAGCTATGAATCCACATTGCGCAAAACAGCCCTATGCGGTTAGTTTGCCCTAACACGGCTAACGCGGGGTGCAACACCAACCAGGGTATTTGTAATGCGGTCTGACCGCGCAACGAGGCTCCTAGGATTTCCCAGCAGGCAAGCCCTATGGCAAATTTGACGCCAAATCGAGCTTTTAAATATTCCTCAATGATGGGGGACAAAATCACAACGTTCACATCGCTTGCTTGCATCATCTGAGCAAATGGTAAGGCTAATGGTATGAGTAACAATGTCTCTCCGTTAAGTACACTCCCTGAGCGGATCAAACTAGTGCGGGGCGTATCGTGGCAATCCACATTCACCATGTGCTCAAGGAGGGGGTGGGATATGATGCAAGGGATGGATTGGATGGTCTTCTCAATCCACTGCTCCAAGTTGATGACATCATGGGCAGTGATCCCGTAGACATGGCAAACCATGTCTAAGGTCTCATCATTTGCATCGTGAAGTTTGGTGGCATGAGGTTTATCCTCGAATTCCAGTTTCCTTGGGGTTAAATGCTTTGTGAACTCAAGGATCTTGGAGTTCACCACCCTTAACACTGGAATGAAATGCACGTCTTTATGCAGGCCTAGGGCTACAGCTCTAACCCAGCGAGCACCCTCATGGTCATTGAAGTCATTCTTCTGAGAGTAGTATGTCTTAGCAAGCACTCTACCTATTTTAGGGCCAAAAACCAAACCATGATTGGTTGGGTAAAATCGACCAGACAGGTATTGTGCATCCCATACGTTGCTCAGAGCTATTTGATCTACTTCAAAGCCGAGGTCAACCCAGATCTCTAGAATAGCGTCATAAAATGGATCCAGGGATTCTTCTGCCACCAAAATCACTATGTCATCCCCGCAAGAGAGGATGAGGTAGTCGCGTCGAGGCAATCGTATTCGATTTGCAGCAGTTCTGGTACCCCCACCAGATATGATTGTGTCTCCACATGAAGTATCACCTCTTCCTGAACGAACAGTGGCCTCGACCGAGTATCCCACTCCATGCCTGGTTCGTCCGTGGAGCAATCCTGCTTTGCCAATCTCCCTAATGGTGCGGCGACTAGCGCGCAGTGTCGTATAGGGGCGGTCCTTAATGCTCAGGACCTGCTTTGTGGCGTGTGCGTCAAACCTCTTTTGATCGGACTCAATAACGAATACTTTACGTAGTCCAGATTGGCCAACGAAATCTATAGCATCACTGAACCCTTGGCCGAGTTGTTCAGCGTTCATGCCTGATGTGTACACGACTCCCACATGGTGCAATGGGCTTTTCGGGTCTAAAGCGTTCTCAATGCTCCATGTGTAGGCTAAATGCTTGGTCATAGCATAAGTGGTGGGTCCGGTGACGACCTGGTACTCCTTCTTAGACCCTTGGATTAATCGTGGGTCGAAGAGTTGGACACCCTGATATTCGTGCTCATCCGAAATGGGGTCGGTTTTCAGTTGATGTTCACGCTTGACAAAACTCTCCAAATTTGGATTCGGCGGCGTGCCTGTGCGCAAGCGTTCACGTGCGTTGAACAACTGATTACGGCGAGCTGGAGGGAACTTCTTGATCCACCATAGGAACTTCGGTGGCTTAATTCTACCGGAGGTGGTGGTCCAAGGTGAGGTGTGTCTCTCATTGATACACTGATCGACGGTGCGGATAACTTCCTCAACAACACCGTCTTTGACCGGGAGTTTAGCGATGCACCCCCTGTTGCGTACTGCGACCTGCTCATTATGCCAACAGGACCTAGCAGTGACGGGAACTATGAAGGTCAATCCAACGCCGAAGAGAGTGCTTCCATGCTTTGGTTTACACTCATGATCCACCTCAGTTAAGTCAATGAATGCAGTTGGATCCATTGTCTTGAGGGGTTGCTGGCTCATGCACACATCTGGATAACGGATGGGTCGCATGGCTTGACAAGCAGCTCCGGGCGTGAGGAATGAAAATCGGAAGTTCCTTGTGATTGAGCGATAATTGTGTACCAATTTGCGTCCAAACCAAGCAAATGGACTCATGATGACTGACAACATGACTGTGAATGGGGCTAGATAAACGTGTCCTGGTGCAATGTTGGCCTGCTGGGCAAATTTACTAGTTAAGTTTTGATGTTTTTGACCAGCTTTGAAGGACCAGGTTAATGCAGCACCCAGAAACAAGGCTGCAGCACCATAGGCTATTGACTTCTCCCAGATCCATGGGACCTCAAACTGCAACAAGGAGTTCAACCGTTTGACGGGTTGCTCATGGTTGTTCACGGCTGCAGATAATGCTGAAACTTCTGACTCAACGTCCATGAAGAATGCGAGGACGGTGAGTGGCATGGCAGCAGCTGCACTCTCAGTTGGGTCCATGTTTTCAGTCTTTAGCTCCTGTTTTGCTTTACCCAGGGCTGACTGGAAATTGATGGGGTCACGCACCTTACCAGCTATGTACTGTCGTACCATAGCTAAAGTCTTTTTCGGTATGTAAACTCTGGTTTTCTCATCTTTGACGAAAATAAACCAGTTGTACAGGGAATAGCACTTGGCTTGTTTGAGCTCCATCAGTTGAAAGCTCACTTCAGTGGGTGCCTCTTTAGCATTGTTTTGACGCAGATCTAGCTGGATTGGGCCAACCAGGTTGTTCAAAGCAGCAGCTCTAGTGAATGATGTGGTTGGTACCACAACGTTAGCTGCAACCACTTGAGCAGGGTCGGCCTTAGCAAAGTAAATGATATCTGCATTTCCAACACTATAGGCAATGTCCCAAGCCATAGCCATAATTGGATTGCCCTGTGCATTTCGTAAGACATAGTAAGGGGTGGTGTAGACCCAGGAGTTATCAGGGATTTGGTATCCAGCATTGGATCCCGCTACACAGACGCGGATCTTCAGTTCATCACGAATGTACGAGATTTCGTTAAAGTTGAGGGTGCCTCTCACATCAGCAAATCTGTAGTGTGGGAGGATGACCAACCCAGCCTTTGCGTGGTTGACCATTTGGCAAATAGTGTCTTGGGTGAGTTCCATTTCATCAAAACCTCCTATATAGACATCAGGCTGGGGTGCGTGCTGACATTTATCCCAGCCATCGCATGAACAGAACTTGGAATCTCCTTTAAGGAAGACGCGATCTAAATAGGTTTTAGGTCTGGTTGGTGATGCAATGACCCACATATTGCCACGTTTATTCTTGGCATGGCGATTGGCGTTCCCATTGAGCGAGACGACCAATTCTTTATTCTCGACACGTTTGCAAATACTTTCCTCAACGACCTGTCTTTCAATGGCGGTGAACGGGTGCGTGTGGGGTGTGGCTCCTGGTTGGAAGATCATCTCATATCCAGGATATAATTTCTCCACAGCCTCCAGCTGCTTCTTATCAAGTGAGAAGGTTAACTTGATAGGCACTCTTTTGACAGGTGGTGGGTTGACGTTTTGGCTAACTTGGGAGGGGGCTCCAGGGCCTGCTATTGGAGCTGGTGGTATTACTACCGGTGCGACGGGTGCGTTAGCCTGTCCACTACCCAAATTGGGTGCATTTTGTGGATTCCTATCTCTCCAGTTGTTGTTGTTGTCCCTTGGTTGTCTGGGCACATACTGGCGACCTCGTCCTCTACCCCTCCAGGGTTGATTTCTTGATTGTTGTTGTTGTTGGCTACTATAGTCCATTTCCACGGTTTTAAGGGAATATACCTAGTGACAAATTCACCGAAATGGAATTACACAAGTCCAATTGACTAGTTGCAGGAAACTAAAAGTGTAAT